ATTATAAATGGAATAAATGGATTTCAAAAAATAGTGAAGATAACTTAACTCTTGAAACTTTGAATGAAAAATTAGACTTAATTATTGAATATTTAGAGATAAAAGGAGGTGGAGAAGAAGAATGAAAGATAAACTCCCATTACCGCAAATGCATCAAGGTGAATGCAACATATGCAAAGAAAAGGTTGGAACTATGATTCATAACATGCGAGGGGATGGACACTCCTATTGTTATGAATGTTTATACCGAGCATTAGATTATTATATGTTTCATCTTGGTGTAGGTATCTATAAGAGATAAGAGGATTTATAATTAACCTAGTTCAGTAGTATTATTAGTTATGGACGATAACATGTGGGACGACTACGCGCCTAAAAATATATTTATTGAAGGCGATATTATTACCTACGCTACTGATATAGGTGTATTTTTTGAAGCAGAAATGGTTAAAGTGACCTGCCCAATCTGCTTAGAATCCTTCATAGGTAATAAAAAAGATGCAGGTCTATTTCTACTAGGGCATGAAAAATATCATGAGCATGTAGATGAACATGCCGAAAATTACGGCGGTGTATAAATGTATACAAAAGATGAATTAAAAGGAATATTTATGTGTTTAGGAAAACCCTTTACCGCTATCTATGGTGAAGAAGATAAAACAATTATTAGAACTCAAGTTCTTCTTAGAGGAAGACGGGAGTTTTTAGACCAATTACGAACCACTCTTGAACAGTATGAAATTGAATCTAATATTCAAAATGTAAATACTGGAACTGTATTAGCAGTGACTAAGAGAGGCTCATTGTATAACCTAATAGGACTATGGGACAATATCCCAGAAATATTTCCAAAAGGTAATGAACACCATTGGAAACTATTAAAAGATTTTTTAGCAGACGTGAAAGATGACGTTCATAAAACTCCAGAAGGTCTTCAAGAACTAAAGTGGATGATTAGAAACGCTAAAGAAGAATAACTATATTAATAATGAGTTGTAATTATTTTGTGGGTTGAGAGAACGATAAAAGTGGTTATTGTGTATCGTTCTTCTCTCCCACCCATAAGAGGAAT